TCATGGGTTCCAACCTTCCAGCAGGCGGCTGACCGCCTGTGTCTGGGCGTCGAGGGTGGGCTGGTTCAAGGCGATCTGCAGCTCGGCTTCGGTGTGCTCGAGCTCGGCCTCGACGGCCGCCACCTGGGCCCGCTCCACTCGTCGATCAGGTGGGGCCCAGGCTGGCGGAAGCTCGGCGGTCTGGGGCCCGAAGCGCCTGGCCACCGGGGAGCCCATGAGCAGGACGAGCGCGCCCATCACGGCCACGATGGCCGTAGCGATGCCGATCGCCCAGGCCTGCAGCCTGCTCACACCGGCCCCTCGTCAACGATGCCCCGCCTGGCGGCGATGACCGCTGCGGACTGGCTACTGGTAAGCCCCCCGGAGCGGCCGTCGCGGTAACCCATGGCCATCGCCCCGCCGCCGGCGACGCCAGCGGCGCCCAGGGCGATGGCGGGGATGGCCTCGAGGTAGTCGGGCACCAGGTGGACGAGCTCGGGGTGGAGCAGCGACCACAGCATGGCGAAAAGCAGGACGAGCAGCACGGAGGCGAGGACCACCAGGCCGGCGGCGCCGAGGGAGAAGGTACGAGAGGGGAAGGTTTTCATGGGTGGACTCCCAGGTGGTCGAGGATTGCGGTGGCGAGGGCGAGCCCGACGCGGGCGAGGCCCTCGGGGCGCAGCAGGTGGGCATGGGCGGGCTGGTCCATGAAGGCTGGTTCGAAGCAGAGGCCGGCAGGTCGGCCTGTGTAGACGCCACGGATGGTCACGAAGGGCCGCCACAGCCAGGCGTTGTCGCCGGCCAGGGGGCGGTCGTCCCAGCAGGCGGTGGATCGGGCGCTGGTGAGCTCGGGGCAGTAGACCTCGAGCTGCGCAGCAGCGAGCTGGGCGAGGGCCCGGCCGCCAGTGCTGCGGCGATCGAAGAACGCGTTGCCCCAGGTGCCGCCGCCGGCGTTGAGATGGCAGGCCACGTAGATGTCGGCGCCATATGCGCAGGCGCGCTCGTGCCGCTCACTGTAGCGCCCGTCAGAGATGGGGATGACGTCGATCCCGTGCTCGCGAAGATGGTTCTCGGCCGCGAGCGTGTAGTAGGGAACGAGTTGGGTCTCGCGCTCCCACTGGTCTCGCCGTCCATCACCGTCGATATCGAACCAGGCGCCACCCGAGTTCCGGCGGGTGGGGTGCCCGCTGTGCTGCCTGTCGAGGACTACGAGGGGCGGCATCAGTGGCCCTGCTTCGGCGAGCACTCGGCGTAGCCCACAACCCAGATGTCGGTATCGACGGCGTGGGCGTCCTTTCGCATGCACAGCACGCCGTCAGTGCGGACGAAGATCCTGACCTTCTCCGAGGTCCAGCTGCCCACCTGGGGGGTGAACTCGAGGTAGGGATGGGAGCCGCCGCCGGCGCTGCCGTCCTTCGAGAAGAACAGGCCGGAGACGGACTCCGTGTCCACGATGCCGCCGCCGTTGACGTGCACGTACTCGATGAGGTCGTCGGACGAGCCACCGGGCATGTAGTTGGGGCTGACGTTGACGTACAGCACCAGGCGGATGAACCGCTGGCGCCAGTCCGGGGCGAGATCGAGCACCACGGGGGTGACCCCGTTGGTGGACTTTTCGAACCAGACCTTGCGGGCACCTGTGTCGTTGGGTGCCGGGGAGTCGGAGTGATTGCCCGAGGCGGTGGTGGACTCGAGCTTCAGCGGGAGCTCGTCGTCCTCGATGGCCTCGATGGCATCAGAGCAGCCGACGATGCCGTCCTGGACGGCATTGAGGGTGGTCGAAGGAACCTGATCGCCAGGGGCGAAAGTCTGGGTTCGAGAGGGATAGGGGCCGGCCATGGGTCACACTCCAAGGAGATCGCGGTCACAACGCGAGTAGGGGTCGTCGCAGGCGAAGTTGTCCCACCGCAGGAAGCCGATGGTGTGGGAGGGCTTGACCCGATCGATGACTTCGTCGATCAGGTCGATGTCGGGGGACTCGGCCCGTGCCTCGACAGCGCTGCCATCGAGCACGAAGACGAAGGCTCCATCGAGCAGGTCGTCGGCGTCGTCGCACAGCGAGTCGGGGTCGTCGCACCTGAACGCGAAGGGCTCGTACAGGTCCAGCGCGAGGCCCGAGGCCTGCTCGAAGATGGCCTCGAGGGTGGCGGGCCGGAAGTCGGGCAGCAGCCGGCGCTGGGCGACGAGAACCCCGCGGCGGCGCACCACGCTGGGGGCGATGCGGTGGACGTCGTAGACGCGCTCCCAGCTGGTGAGCAGGGCACCCGCGGTGTTGGGCAGCACCTCGGCGAGCAGTAGGGTGGCCTGCCTTTCCGCGACGTCCAGGGCCTGGCCCAGCACGTCGAGGTCGTCCCAAGCCAGGGCGCCGTCTTCGAGCTGTAGGGCCCCCACTGGGTACAGTCGCAGCAGCGGTGCGAGGTTGTCCGAGGCCATCAGGTCACCGTGACCACGCCAGGCTCGAGCACCTCGACCACCGAGCTATCCACCGTGATCGCGACGTTGGCGGCCGGGACGGTGAGGTTGTAGTCCATGACCCCACCAACGGCCGAGATCGCTCTGCCCAGCTGGGACCTGTAGAGCCCGCCTCCTGTGTCGAGGCCGTAGATGTGGGACGGGATGGCGGCCGCGACAGCGGCCCGGACGTCCGCCTCGTCGTAGCCAGCCTCGTACTCCAGGATCTCGACGGTGACGGCCTGGGTGACCGGCGTGACGGCAGGCACGTCCACCTCGGCGGTGACCGGGCGGACGAGCAGCAGGGCGGCGAGCACGGCGACGCGCAGCGCGTTGCTGGCAGGGGTTCGGAAGCCGCCCACGCCCTCGCTGTAGACGGCCACCGACACGGTGCCGGGACCGTTGCGCAGGGCCAAGCAGTCGGCGTGGATCACGCCATCGACGGCCGAGGCCCACTGGACGTAGTCCGCATTGGTGCCGCCAGCGTTGCCCGCCCGCATCCGCAGCAGCACGCGCCCGAGGTAGGCCTCGTCGAGCTCGTCGTCGGTCCCGCCCTCGATGTCTGTGTCCAGGGTGGCGGTGGAGTCCAGGCCGGCGGGCGGGGTCTGGATGACGAGCTCGTCGCCGGCGGTCTTGTTGCCCACCGAGCCGGTGGTCACAGCATCCAGGTCCACGAGACCCAGGCCGGTGACCCCATCCAGCGTCACCCCGGAGGTGGAGACGTACTCGGTGCCATCGGCGTGCAGGCCTGTGAGGCCCGCGGCGACCACCAGGCCCGGGGTGCCCGACAGCTCGAGACTGCCACCGCTGGCGGCCACCGCCTCGAGACGGTCGATCTCGAAGACACCGCCATGGCGCTCCAGGTTGGCGCTGTCGGCCGAGTCGGGGAAGATCTGGTCCTCGACGTAGCGCACGCCGAAGCAGATCTGGGCTGCGACGGCGGCCGCTACGGTGGCGCGGGCGTAGATCTCGGAGTCCTCCGAGATGTCGGCCCCGGGCACCAGGTTGCGGTAGGCCTGCAGGGCGTCCGCGCGGATCTCGTCAACGGTGGGCGGTTCGTAGGGCATCAGCCGACTCTCACGAAGTGGGTGAATTCCAAGGGGCGCAGGCCGGCATCGAAGGCGCGCAGCACCATCTCGACGCGGTTGCGGCCCACACGCTGGGCAGCGACCTCGAGGTCGAGCAGTTCGCCAGCGTCTGTCATGGGCTGCAGGGCCTGCTCCACGTGGCCGACCACCACCCGCTCGACGTTGGCGCCGATCTTCGTGGCCACCAGCTCGTGCAGGCGGGAGCCGAAGTCGGGATCCCAAAAGCAGCTTCCCCGGCGGGTAGCCAGGCGGAGCCACATCGACTGCAGGGTGGTGTTGTCGGTGCGCTGCAGGTCATTGCCCGGGGTCTGGACGAAGGCGGCAGCGCTGGGGTCGATGTAGGCCATGCTCACCCTGCCTTGACCGTGCTGGAGCCCGAGCTGACGCTGCCGCCCAGGGTGTAGCCGGGGGGCACACCTGGAGGCGTCGAGACTGGAGGGGCGACCAGCTGGGCGGCTACCATCTGGGCTGCGATGGCCACGATGTCGTCGGAGGTCAGCGGGGTCTGGGTGTCGTCGCCGACCCGTGCGACGCCGGCGGCGCCGTCGTTGATGACTACCGACCCGTCGGCCTTGGCCACCACCTTGGCCCCGCCTGTGCTGTACAGGGCGGCCTCGCCAACCACGAGGGTCGGCGGTGTGGTGCTGCGGTCGATCTCACCGACGACCACCAGGTGGGCGGAGCTGCCGCCGATGGGGATCGCGACGGCCTCGAGGCCGGCGGGGGCCACCGAGCGGAAGCCGAAGTGCTGGGCAATCTCGACCTGGTCCACGGTCTCGCCAGCGCGAGCCTCGAGGGTGGTCAGCAGCCCTTTGGCGGCCGCAGAGACATTGGACAGCACAGCCCTGACAGGCGCCGCACGGCGGCGCACCTGGCGCTGGATGCGGGCGTCGAGCTCGCGCCAGAAACGTAGGCCCTGCAGCGGACTGCGGTTCAGGTCGGTCATGACACCGCCGGCGGCAACAGGGCATTGGGCGGCCGCAAGGTCAGCGCTGTGCGGGACCCGGCGCTACCGTCACGGAGCAGGCGATAGCCCGCCACCCACCAGGGCCCTTCGATGGCGGCCAGCTCGTCGTAGACGTTGACCATGGTGTCCAGCCGCCACGTCGAACTCGGCGTCGGGCCGTGGCCGGCGACCACGTATTCGAGGCTGCGGCCCTGGTAGATGCGGTGGCTCACCTCCCACTCGGCGCGGTCTCTGGCTTCCCGCGAGCTCCGCAGGTCTCCGTCGTCCATCACCAGGGGCCGGGCGACACCAAGGGCGGCCAGGTCGGCGTCTACGGCCTCACCCCGAAGGTGGGCGGCATTGCCGCCGAACATGGAGTCTGATCCCTTGGACTGCCCCAGCACCGTCACCGAGCTGAAGCGCTGGGTGATGTCGTCCACGAACAGAGCCTCGAGGACGTTGGTCTGGTTCTTCTTGGCGGGGCTGATGGCATTGATCAGCGAGGCCACCGGGGTCGAGGTGTAGTCGGGGCGACCGATGCGCAGTGCGCCGGCCGGGGACATCCACGGCATCAAGCGAGCCTTGCGGGCGTAGCGCTCGAGGACCTGCCAGTAGGTCTCGCCCTGCTCGGCTTTGACCCAGGGCAGCACCACCTGGGCGTCGCTGTGAGCATCGACGGTCACCGCCAGGCCCAGCTCGCTGACGGCCTTGGCGGCCAGGCCGGCCAGAGAGATGTTGCGCCATGCCCAGCTGGTGGGTGTGGTGCAGTCCACCAGCTGCCCCGCCAGGTCGCGGCCCGACAGCACCACCACGGTGCCGCCCTTGGTGGTCCTGCGGAGCTCACGACGGTCGAGACGGCCGCGAAGGACAGTGGACCGCTCGACCATGAGGATGACCACAGCACCCAGCTGGAGCTGGGCGAGCTGCGCCGAGCTCGGCGCGCGGACTTCGATCCGCCAGCTGTCCGCCGGCGTCTCGAACTGGGCCGCGACCTCGTAGGAGGTCCAGTTCCGCCAAGCGGAGCTGCCGACAACCAGTGTGATGGCCTGACTACTGGGCATAGCGCACCAGGGTCGTGCCAGCGGGAACCCGAGCAGGCCGGGATAGGCGGCGGTTCAGGTCGGCCAGCTCTGTCCAGCGCTCCCAGTCGCCGTACCAGTTCACCGCGAGCTCGACGAGGGATGCCTCGCGGTCCAGGGTGACCTCGATGGTGGCGCCGGAGTCATCCACCAGCTCGCGCAGATCCAGCAGGCGAGCGGCGACAGCCCGGAGGTGGACCAGCGTAGCGTTGGCCCGCACGCCCCAGACGGTGGAGATCTGCGGCAGCAAGGCCTGGATGAGGGCGCGAGTGGCACCGATGGCAGCCTCGGCCTCGAGCACCGACGAGTACTCCCCGGCCAAGGCTGCCGCGATGACCAGGTCGGCGGCGTCCAGCGCTTCGAGGATCGAGGCCTGCAGCTCGGTGGCGGTGAGCGCGCTCATGTCGGCAAGGCCGTGGCCGACGACCTGGCGGCCGTGGAGGCGGCCGTCGCGGCAGCTGCAGCGCTGGAGAGGGTGTCGGAGGTCGAGAAGGAGAACGGCGCCTGTGCGCCCTCGATGAAGGTGAACCGAACCTCGGCGAAGTCCTCTTTGCGGTCGAGGTGGGTGACGGTCCACTCCTGGATGATGCCGTCGTGGGTGCCGAAGTACGGGTGGCGGAACTTGCCAGCACCGTCCCAGTCCACTGCCTCCCTGAACTGCGCGAGCTGTCTGAACCAGTCGGGACCGTTGAACAGCGCTTCGACCTGGAATCGTGCCGACCGGCGGCCGAGGTCCTCCCACTCCGAGGTGTCCCGACCTGGGTAGGCGTGCTCGGCCCAGCTACGGCCGAACTGGTCGGTGATGCGGGTGACCAGCAGGGCCTGACCGTTCCACTCGCACTGCAGGGGCAGTACCTCGCGCATCAGGCAGCCTCCCCGCGAGAGGCTGCGCGGGCGGCGCCAGCGTCGTGGGTCTCCCAGGACAAGCCGCCATCCTGGTCCACGTGGACGTCGAGCCTGAGCCCCGAGCCGAGCAGCTCGAGCAGCTTGTTGCCCACGGCGTTGGTCATCTCGGAGCCTTCGGTCTTGACGTGGCGCCGGGAGTTCGCGCCCATCCCACCGACTTGAAAGAAGGGATTCCACCCTGTAAATGCAGCCAGCGCGAGCTCAATGGCGCCCTGCACCTTGGTGCCCTGGATGAGGTTCTCCTGGACCAGGGTACCGATGCCGACGCCCGCGGCAGCGGCGCCACCGACCAGGGCTCCCTGGCCCAGCTTGCTGGCAGTGGTGCCCATCCCGGCCGCGCCGCCGGCAGCACCCGCAGCGCCGCCCATGCCGCCTGAGGGCCAGTTGGTCACGTAGACAGGCTGCACGCCGGAGGCCGCCTCAACGGCCTTGCCTTTAGCGATGCCGGCGGCATCCCCCGCCAGCCCGCCACCCAGAGAGCGCAGCGCGCCCATGCCCTGCATCCCGCCCTGCAGCATGTAGGCGCCGCCCACGCCAGCGGCCAACAGGGCTGCGCCCGCGGAGCCGTAGGAGACCGTCTTGGCGATGTTCTCCTGCTCTTGGGCGGCAGTACCCAGCGCGCCCACCGCCTCATTGGCCTTGGTCGTCAGGGCCGTCATGGGGTCGAGCAACGGCGAGTAGAGGTTGGCCAGCGTTGTGCGGGCGGTGCCCGACAGGGCTCCGGCGCTGGCCTTCTGCGTACCGGAGAGCACGCCGACCTTGTCTTCGAGGCTCCGGGCGCTGGACATGCTGCCCATCACGCTCTCGAGGCCACCAGATCCGGTGCGGAGCAGGCCCAAGGCGAAGCGGGCACCCTCGTCGCCGAAGGCCTTCTGAAGGGCGACCTGGCGCTCCTGGTCGCTGCGATCGTCCATGGTCTCCCGCAGCTTCTCGGCCGCGTTCTGCAGCCCCAGGAAGCTGCCGTCCTCGCCGTACAAGCCCATGCCGAACTTCTTGTCGGAGGTGGCGGACTGGCGGAGGAAGGCGTTGAGCGAGGTACCCGCAGCGCCGCCATGGATGCCCATGTTGCCCATCACGCCGAGGCTCGCGAGGGTCTCGCCGGGGGCCAGGCCCATGGCGCCAGCACTGGGCGCCTGGGACAGGGCGTGGGCGAGCCGCGCCGGGTCGGAGGCTGCGGCGGAGCCGGCACGGGAGAGCAGGTCGGCACCGCCAGCGTACTCGCTGCCCTGCAGGCCGAAGATGGACCCCAGGGTCACCACGGCCGACTGAGCCTGGTCGATGCCCAGGCCCTGCTCGCCGGTGGCCAGCTGGGCCACGGCCTCGGCCGCGCCACCAGCGCCCAGGATGGTGTCGGTGCCCAGTCCGGCCTTCTTGAGCGCGGTCTGCACCCCGATGACCTCGGTCTGCGAGAACCGGGTAGGCCCCGCGACCCTGGCGGCGTCGGCCTGGGCGTCGACCAGGGTCTGCTGCATCTGCTCGACCGAGCTGGTGTCGAGGTTCACCTGCAGATTGGCCAGGGCTTCCTGCAGGTCCGCAGCAGCATCGAGCCCGGGGTCGATCAAGGATTCCTTGATGGTCCCGGCCGTGGCCATGGCCTTGAGCCCTTTCGACCAGGACTCGGCCATGGCCTCGAGCTGGCGCCCGGTCTCGGCCCCGCCTTCGCCGAGCTCGGCGAGGTTCCGGCCGATGCCGCGCAGAATGCCAGAGCCGCCATCGATGACGACGAACTCCAGCGCCAGCTTGGACAGGCCCATCGCCTACCCCTGGGGCTGCCCGAGTGCAGCCAGCATCTCGGGTGACAGGTCCTCGATGGCGAGCTCTTCGGCGGGCGGTCCTTCCTCGAGCGACCGAGCACCACCGTGCTCGTCCGGATCGATGCCCCGACTCCGGAGAGTCAGGTGCAGGTAGGACTGCAGGCGGTGCTCAGGCATCGCCATCAGCTCCTTCTCGCTCCATCCTGTCGCCATCGCTACCAGAAACACCGCCGCCCTGGTCGCTTCCCTGGCCTCCTCGAAACGTGGTGGAGGCGAGGGACACCTCCTTGCACTGGGCGGACAGGAACAGGCAGTCGGTCTCGGCCAGCTCGAGCAGCAGCTCGGCGGTGACCTCGTCCTCTGGGATGTGGCCCAGCTGGCGAACGGTGGCCGCAGTTCGGCAAAGCACCGCCCAGGACTGCAGGTCCAGCAGCCCCTCGAGCTCGTTGGGCAGCTTCGTGGCCGTGGCCTCCATGCGGCAGCTCTCGAGCATGGTCAGTGGGTGGAGCATGACCTCGTTGTGCACGGTGCCGGACTCGTCCTGCACGCCACACGGCAGGTGCACGACGCGGCCGAGCTCGGCTGGAACCCGGGACATCAATCCACCCCGATCTTCTTGAGCGCGCCACAGCTGATGCGACGGACAGCCGAGCCCTTCTCCTTGAAGCTGGTGCCGACGTCCTTGACGAACACGCCGGTGAACAGCGGGGCGTGGACTCCACCGCCGCGGGGCATCGAGCCGATGACCGCACCGGAGATGTTCTCCCACTGCAGATCGCCGGTCTTGGGGATGTAGACCTCGAGGTCGAGGTCGTATTCCTTGGTGCCGTCGCTGGTGCCCGCGGGCTCGCCGGTGGGGCTCATGCCCACCACCAACTCCTTGTTGGTGCGCACCTTGTAGTCGTAGCTTTTCAGGTGGATGATGGGCAGGCCGTTGACGACCAGGATGATCTGAGAGACGTGGCTACCGGACATGGTGGTACTCCTGTCAGCCGAGGATCAGCTGGATCTCACCGGCGAAGACGTGCAAGCCGTCCACGATGTCGGCGGGGATGGTGGCGTTGAGGCGGGTGGCGACGCTGGGGTCCCGCTCGACCACCAGGCGGTCGAGGTGGTCTTCGACGCGCTCGAGGTAGCCGAGCTCGTCCTGCAGCTGCATCAGCACGCCCATCAGCAGGGTGCGGGCCATGCTGGGGTCGGTGGTGCCGGCGGTGGTGGCCGAATCGGCCAGCTTGGCTTGGGCGAGCTCGACCTGCATCTTGTAGCGGCAGGCGTACTGCACGTAGAACAACACCCGCATCGTCTGCAGATCGAGCAGGGTGTCGTCGTCGCTGCCGAAGGCGTCAGCGACGTAGGTGGAGATCAGGCGAACGATCTGGGCCTCGCCACCCGGACCCACCTCGATGGGCATCAGGCCGTTGGCCAGGGCCGTCTCCTGTTCGGTCCGAGACAGCCGGTCCGCAGGGTCGTCTGGCGGCAAGGCGTCCAGCACCACACCGTTGAGGGGCTTGGCGCGGTCGGCTTCGTAGCCGAGTTCGGCGGCAACCTGGGCAGCCAGCAGGCTGGGGTGGGTGCGAGAGCCGCGGAAGTAGGGCATGGCCAGCATGCCGCTGTTGCGGGCGGCCGACAGGGTGGTGCCCGTCGACAGGGTCCCAGCGAAGCCAGCGACGCCCACGGCCGGGCGCATCTCCATGGGGCCCTTGAGCAAGTCGAGCTGGTCGTCCAAGGCGTCGAGGCTCGTGGCGTCGTTGTACTCCACCACGTAGATGTCGAAGTCCGCGGGGAACGCGACATCCAAGGCATCCTGGATATCGGCGTCACCCGAGCCGCCGGTGGGCTGGGTGGGGGTGATGGTCAGGCCGGTCCCCGTGAACTCCCAAGCCAGCAGCCAGCCGTTGCCGCCGGTACCCTTGGCCTTGGCCGTCAGGTTGCAGGCCGGCGAGACCACTGCGGTGGAGAACGGCATGTTGGCGTCGGCGTCAAGGGCCGCGGAGATTGCGGCCGCGATGTCGGCCACCAGGTCGTCGGCGGTGATGGCCACGCGCACCGTGCGGTTGCCGACGTACAGGGTGAGCGTGCCTGCGGTGAGGCTCGAGATGGCCGTCGAGAGGCTGGCAGAAGCGGCCGCGGCGGCGCCGTCTTCGTCCTGGGGGCAGCACCAGACCTCGGAGAGGTAGGGCGACTGGTCCAGCAGGGCCTCGACCACCAGGGCCAGGGGCGAGCCGGAGCCGAAGAGCAGCTGGGCCTGGCCGGCCGAGAAGACCTGCACCAGCACCTCGGCTGTGGCGGTGGCCGTGGCCAGCTGGGTGCCGATGAGCAGCAGCTTGTCCGCGCTGACAGGCAGGCCCAGCCGGGCGGCCGCGGTGCTGATGGCGATGTAGGTGCCAGGCTTGCGGGTGGACAGCGGCACGGTGGGGATGGAAATGCTCACTTCTCACCTCCGGCCTTCTTGGCCTTGGGCTTCACCACCACCAGGTCGCCGTCGCGGATCTGGCGCCGGTAGTAGGGGGAGCTGGTCACGGTGACCGGCTGCTCGTGGGTGATGTACCGGCGGGGGGCGCCCTCCATCGGCACGCGGACGTCAGCGCTGGCGGCGGTGACGGTGACCTTTCGGCGGTCAGATCGTGACATCGATCGTCTCCTCGGCCACGGTGCTGAACGCGCCGTCGCCGTCGGGGGTTTCGTAGGTGGCCTCGACGGTCTCGAGGGCATCGTCGGGCGCAGCCTCACGGAGCTCGGCGGTGGTGGAGAACCCGATGATCTGGGCGGACAGGGTGCGGTTGGGGATCGCGCCGGACTGCAGGAGCTCCCAGCCCTGGGGCTGCAGCTCCGACAGCCCGTCGAGCCCCAGGTCCTCGAGGGTCAGCACGCGCAGCGCGTCCTGCACCATCTGGTAGGTGCCGATCTCGGAGGCCGAGCTCGGCGCGCGCTGGTACTTGTCGCCCCGCAGGTTGGTCGATCGGACCATGACGCCCAGCTCGATCTGCACTTCGTGCTGCAGGTGCCCCATGGGCTCGAACTCGCCGCCGTTGACGATGACCAGGAAGGCCGGGTCCAGGAAGCTGCGCTCTTCGAGCGCCTGCTCGAGGGTGCCCTGGAAGCTGCGGACGTCCCGGGCGTAGGCGGCCACGATGGGGTCTGCGGCCAGCGCGGCCACTACGGCATCTTCGATGGCCTCGAGGGTGGGGTACAGCGCGCGGGCCATCAGAGAAGCTCTCCGGTGGTGGCGTACTCGACCAGGCGGCGGGACAGGTAGACCATGTCCTCGTCAACAGCGACGATGAAGGGGCGCGCGGGCTGGGTCACCTTGCGACGCAGCACGAAGCGGGGCACCACCTCACCACGGCGGTCGGTGGTGGCCAGGATGCCCACGGTGTCGGCCTTGCCCTTGACCGACTTCATGAAGAACAGGCGGTCACCCCAGCGGCGGGGGCGACGCATGGAGCGCGCCACGCCTGGCAGGGGGATGGCCAGGGCTTTGGCCTTCTTGGGTTTCAGCTCGCCACCGAAGTGGCGTTGGGCGGCGTAGCGCAGGTTGGTACCGACACGCAGCCGGTCGCCGCTCACTTCGTGTTTCACCGACTGGATCAGCCGGGTGGATTCCTGCTGCTGCCGCCGAGACGACCAGGGGCCGCGCTTCCAGCGCTTGGGCCGGCCTTCCTGGCGGAAGGTCTCGGGGATGGAGCTGTTCTCCATGTGCTCGCCGAAGTCCTCGAGGACCGGGCGGACGTTCTCGATACGCTTGGCGAGCTCGTCCACCTGGTGGACGACCACATCACCGTTGCCACGCATCTCGAACCGTAGGGACATTAGAAGTCCTCCAGGTTCGCGCGGCCGAAGACCGGCTCGGTGCTGGTGCTCTGGATCACCCGCTCGGGGTTCTCCGTGGGCTCGGGCTGGGGACCGAGGGTGACGGTGCCGTCAGCCAGCCGATCGAGCAACTTCACCACTCGATCGTAGTCTTTCTGCAGGTCCTCGCCGATGGTGCCGGGGCGGCGACGGTGCAGACGGTAGACCGTCAGCCGTGCCGCCAGGCTCTTCACCAGGGGCGGGGCCGACGGGAGGGGAAGCGCGTAGCGGACACCCAGGTAGCCATCGACCTCGGCCTCGGCCGCCGCGATGACGGCGTCGAGAACATCGGTGTCGACCTCGTCACTGCCGGGCGTGTCCTGGGTCAGCTGCACCAGGTGCTGCTGCTCCACGAACCCGGGGGTGATGTCGGACTGGCTGACGTAGGTGCCCACGTGGGCCTCCCTGGACGACTGCCCAGGGCGCTACGCGCCCCGGGCGGGTGAGTGGACTACGGGCCGGTCGAGCCCACGATGAGCTGGTACAGGCCGAAGCCCATCTCCCAGCGGCCATCGGCGCCGTGCACCACCTCGTTGTCGAAGAACACGTTGTCGTCGCTGGTGCTGGCGCGGGCCACCACAGCGGGCTTGCGGCGCATCTGCAGGATGAAGGGCTTCACCGGGGCACCCTTCACGCACAGGAACCAGCTGCTGTCGGTGATGCGGCTGAACACCTCGAGCTCGGCGCGCTGGAAGTCGGTGTTGGTCGCACCGCCCGCGCCCTGCTGGGCCAGCAGGAGGGTGCGCGCAGTGGACTCGAGGGCAGGACCCACCACCAGCACCAGCTTGCCGCCCATGCCGAAGACGTCGATGGGGTTGCCTTCGTAGTCCTTCATCTGGCGCAGCTTCTTGACGGCCGTGTTGAAGGTTGCGGAGGCCAGGGCGCCGGTCACCAGGTTGGACAGGGTGCTACCACCTGCCAGGGGGTGGTCGGCGGCGATGAAGGCCTTGCCGTCGTAGCAGGGGGCGGTGGCGTCGAAGGCGTTGGCGAACAGCTCGCTCAGCAGCACATCGGGGTGCAGGGCCATCTGCATGCCCATGGCTTCGAACTGGGGGTTGAGCAGGCCCAGGCGGTCGTCTTCGTACAGCTCGCGCTTCACGCCGACGGTGAGCTCCCAGGTCTTGTTGGTCAGCGTGAAGTCCCAGACCTTCATGGCCTTGACCTGACGCTCGCCGATCCACTCGCGGACCTGGGGCAGGCCCAGGATCAGGTCGTAGGTCTCGGCATGGCCAGCGCTGGGCACTTCGGCGACCAGCTGGGGGTACAGAGGCGCGGCGGCCTCGAACCCCTTCTTGTACAACGCGCGGTAGCCGGTGGCTGCGGCGAGGATTGCGGCTCCATTGAGGATCATCATGTCTCCAGGGTGGCCGGGCTTCCGCCCGGCCGGACAGGGGGTTGCGTAGGGCTACGCGGAGGGGCTCAGCTCGGTGGGCCAGCCTTCGATGATGGTGCCCTGGCCGGCGAGGCCCGCGGCGCCGTCGAAGTCGCAGCTGTTGCCGGCGACGTAGCAGCCGATCACGGACACGCCGTCAGCAGGTCCAGGAAGGCGGCTGATGGCGTCGGCCTCGCTGACATCGCTGGTAGCGGCAGCGACGGTAAAGGAAGCGCCGGCAGCGTTCAGGTGCAGCCAGTAGGCACGCCATTCGCCCGCGCCGGTGTCCACTTCGCCGGTGAGGTCGAACAGATCGTCGGTGGCGGCCTTGTTGCACATGCGGCCGTCGGCCGTGTAGTTCGTGCCGACGGTGGTCTTGAGCTTGCCGTCCGTGGTGCCGTCGTCGATGCCCGAGAAGCTCTTGGTCTCGTTCTGCGCCCTGCTCATCAGGGAGGCGACGTCCGCGCTGTTGGCGTCGGCGTTGGCATCCACCTCGTTGATGGCGGGCTGCAGGCCCGTCTGGTCCGTGGTGGTGAGGTTCGCCAGCACGGTGACCCCGACCTGCGCCTCGAGGGCGGCAGCGTCGGCCAGCGCCTGGGTGGCGTCGGCCTGGGCCGTGTCGGCGTTGGCGTCCACCTCGTTGATGGCGGGCTGCAGGCCCGTCTGGTCCGTGGTGGTGAGGTTCGCCAGCACGGTGACCCCGACCTGCGCCTCGAGGGCGGCAGCGTCGGCCAGTGCCTGGGTGGCGTCGGCCTGGGCCGTGTCGGCGTTGGCGTCCACCTCGTTGATGGCGGGCTGCAGGCCCGTCTGGTCCGTGGTGGTGAGGTTCGCCAGCACGGTGACCCCGACCTGCGCCTCGAGGGCATCGGCGGCAGCCTGGGCGGTGGAGGCGTCAGCGACGCCGTCAGCACCTGCCTGGCCGGCCGGATCGATGTCCACCCAGCAGGTACCCGCGGTCACCACCTCGGCGATGGTGCCCACGTAGACGTTGGTGACCGACTTGGTGACGGTCTGGTTGTCGGAGAGGTACACCCGCTCGCCCACATCCGCGGCGGTCAGGCCCGCGCTGGCGACCAGGAACTGGCCCTCGACCCAGACGTCGGCGTTCAGGGCGGCGTCGGCGCCGCCGGTGTTGTCCACGGCTTCTTGGGAGACGCCGGCGAACTTGAGGCCGGCGGTGTCGGCACCATCGGCCAAGTAGCCGTCAGCGTCGTAGCAGGTGAGGCAGCCGGCGAAGATGACGGCGGCGGCGGCGAGACCGATGCCCAGGTAGGAACCGGAGCGGCGGGCGGTGGAACGGTCGGTGGTGGCGGCGGCCATGTCAGGCCTCCTTCTTGGAAGCGAGGAACTCCTCGGCGGTCAGGCCCATCTGCGTACAGGCGGCCTGCTCCACGTCGGAGAGGGTGGTGGAAGCGGGTTTGGGCGGCTGGCGGCCGCCGAGGCCGGAGGAACGGACGGGCACGCCCGGGGCGGTGCTCATCCAGGCGAGGAAGCCAGCGCGGTCGCGCTTGATGTGGGACTTGGCCCAGCCCTCGAGGGGCGGGGTGAGCTTGCCTTCGAGGCGGGCACGCTCGAGCAGCTGGTCGTCGTTGAGCTGCTCGACCTCACCGCCCAGCTTCGACAGCGCGGCGGTGTGCTCGGCCACCGGCACGTAGCCGGAGTGCGAAAGCTCGGCTTCGAGCTTGGTCGTGGCGTCGTCGGCCAGCTCGGAGGCGTCGAGCTCGAGCTTGCTGCAGACCACAGCGCCCAGCTTGGCCTCGGCGGCCACGCGGGTGGCGGCCGCCTGGATGTCCTCGAGGCTGGCGTCGGCAGCCAGGCCCAAGGCCGAACAGGCAGCGGTGAGGCGGGCGTGGCCCGTCGAAGCTGCCGTGGTGATGTCCTCGAGCTTGGCCGAAGACTCCACACCGAGGGCCGAGCAGGCCGCATCATGGCGGCCCTGCTGGTCGCCGATGGCGCCTTCGACCTGCTCCTTGGTGGCGTCTTCGGGTTTGACGCCGCCCAGGCCGAGGGCGGCCAGGCAGAGGATGAGGAGGGGATTCATGGCTGGCTCCTGATGGAGGGGTGAAACGCTCGCCACGACCGGGACGAGCGTGTCCAGGAAGGGCGTGTTGGTGAGCGCGGCCGAGTGCAGCGTGGTGCCCACGTCCTTGCCGCTGCGCTCATCGTTGTGGTGCCAGTCGATGACCGGCGAGAGGTAGCGATACTCGCGCTCGAGCAGGTGCTTGGCGGCCTTTGCGGTCCAGTCCTTCACGTGGCCCCACACGCCGTCAGGCCGGACCTCGAGGCGGTCGATCCAGCCAGCGGCGGGGGCCGTGGTTCCGGTGAACGGCGCGTAGACGGTCTGGTGCTGGTAGTCGATGACCAGGTCGAGGCCGCGGGCCGTGAAGTAGGCCAGGATCTGCCCAGCGTCCTGGGGACCCAGCACGAAGGTCTGCAGTTCGCCGCCGCGGGGGTACCCACGCCAGGTGCCGTAGGGCGCCAGGTGGATGAACTCGGGGGGCTTGCCGTCCTCGCCGATGGACAGCGCCAGCGCGCCCCCGTCGGGAGTGCAGGCCATCAGGCCCTCGGGCGATGAGGCGAGCACCGCTTGCAAGGTGGGGATCATGCGCTCACTCCCAGGGCTTGCCGCCAGTCCTCGGGGAACCGGGACCAGTCGAACTCGTGGGGCTCCCGCGCGGGGTCACGCTGGAAGCCCTGGTCGGGCAGAGAGGGCCGGCCGGTGTGCTCGTCCACCGGCATCTCGTCGTAGACCGTCCAGCCCTTGGACTCGATCTCGACCGGGGTGTGGGCCGTCTTGAAGCAGCGGCAGGCGTAGCCGTTGGTCGGGTTCCACACGGTCCAGAACGGGTGGTCGTGGGGGTAGACCTTGCCGTTCTGCGCGGCGTGGGTCACCCGCGAGTCGCGGTCGTCCGGGTTGTTGTACCGGAAGAACGGACGGCGGGCGATGGACTCGGGCCGGCGCTGGGAGCGGTCCCGGCCCACCGAGTAGGCCGCGCCCCAGTTGGTGCGGAACATCGTGTCGAGCCGGAAAGGCTTGATGGGGCCGAGGCCCTGACGCTCGAGCAGTGGGCCGAGCTCGTCCTCGAATTCGGCCAGGGTGCCGCCCTTCGCGATGGTCCGGCCGAACAGCTGGTGGGCCTCGTGCAGGGCCGAGCTGCTCGTCCACTTGGCGATGGTGAAGGCCTGGGCCTTGGCCTCGGTGGCCAACGCATCGAACTGCTGCTGGGTCACCACTCCCCTGCTGGTCCACCATGCCACTGCTTCGCGAGGCGGGACCTTGGGGAAGCCTTCGAGCACGACGTCGCCCAGGCCGGCCTGGACTTCGCCCATCAGGCCAGAGGTCAGGATGGCGTCGCCGAGCTCGGGACCGAGCAGCTCGAGGTCCATCTCGCCGAGCAGCTCGAGCAGGCGGTTGGGCACCTGGCCGATGTCGGTCAGGTTGTGCATCTCGGTCTGCAGACGGTCCACGAACGGCCGCCAGGTGGCGGCGTGGCCGCCCTGGGTCAGGATGCGCTCGAGCTCGCCTTCGGCCTGGGCCAGCCAGGGGGGCAGGCCTGCGCCGGGAGCCTGGGCCAGCACCACCCGAGACGAATCCGGGCGGTGCTGGCTGGCTTCTACGGGCGCATCGCTGCCTCCCTTGGGGGTAGCCGTGGTTTCGGAGGCGGTGGGCTCGGTAAGAAGTTCTTCGCTGCCTTGGGGCTCGCGCAAGCCGAGCTCGTCGCGGACCTGGGCCAGCGGCACCGGCACGCCCATGGTGCGGGCGGCGGCGAAGACCTTGGCGCGGATCTCCTGGGTCTCGGCCACCACCTTTTCGTCGGCGGCCGGCTCGGTGTCGAAGACGAGCACGGGCACTGGGGCGTCGGGGCCGAAGTTGTACTGCACCAGGGGCGCGAGCAGGCCGCGCTTGATGGTGCGGGCCAGCTGCTTGGCGTCGCTCTCCACCAGGTCCTGCCGCACTTCGTTGTGCACCAGGCCCAGGGCGCGGCTGCCGCTCTTGCCTTCGTCGGTGGTCAGGGTCTGGCCCAGCACTGCCTTGGACATGCCGCGCTCGCACAGCACGATCAGCCGCTCGAAGACGTCCACACCGGCGGTGCCGCGCTTGTCGGTCACGATCTCGAGCTTCATGTCTTCGGGGATCACCGCGCTGGCGTCCACCCCGAGCTTGCGCAGTGCGGTGGCCAGCGCTGTGATGTCCGAAGGCTTCGCCCCCACCGGGTACTTGCCCACACGGAAGGGCGCCCCGAAGATCTCGCCGTAGGAAACCCAGTCCTTCACCGCGTAGTTCTTGAACAGGTACCACCACACCAGCACCCGGCCGAGGCCAGCTCGGACGGGGAAGCCGGACTTGGCCGCGGAGGTGTGAATCAGGAACCGGTACGGGTCGGGCACGATGCCCTTGACCGGGTCGGAATCGTCCAGCAGCCGCCAGCTGTAGGGGTCGGCCTCGTCGGGCACGAACCAGCGCTGGGGGCGGTAGTCCATGCTGGTCACACCGGCGACGCCGCCACGGTTGTACCAGTCCAGCTCGACCGCGCCGTAGCCCTTGGAGATGGCGTCCAGCAGGGTGAGCAGGCCGTCTTCGAAGTTGTCGATCTCGTCCAGGCGCAGCTGGCAGAACTCGGCGATCTCTCGGGCCCGGGAGCTGTCGTCACGCTTGGGCGGCACCACCTCCCAGTCCAGGTTGGCCACCGCGCGCTTGCGGGTGCCCAGCACCGACACCAGGTGCAGGTCCCGGTCCTCGATTTCTTCCAGGAGCTCGCACAGCCGGGCGGGCTGACCGTCGTCGGCTTCCTGCAGGTAGGTCGCGATCTTTGCGGGGGTCAGCCCCTTGGCCACGCCCGTGGTGGTGGTGGAGCGGTAGCCGCCCCACTGGGTGGGATCGCCCTGCACCGTCAGCGGCACCTTGAGGCGCTTGGCGGTGGCGAGCACCATGCCCTGGCCGAACTGCAGCAGCTGGGAGCGCACGCCCATCAGGCAGCCCTCCGAGCGGTGGCCCACGCCGGCCAGGTCGGGCGCAGCGCTTCACGCCAGGCCCCGCTGCCGAACGCGCGAGCGAAGCGGCGGGGGATGTGGATGATCTTGTCCGCCAAGGTGCCCTGGCCCACCTGGCGCAGGTACCGGATGGCCATCTCGAGGGTGTCGGGGCCGTCCTTCTTGCCGTGGGGGTACGCCAGCAGCTGGCGCTCCAGGGGCCTGCAGCTGCCGTCGTCGGGGAAGCGCAGGATGCCCCTGTTGTTCAGCGGAGCCAGGCCGCGGATGCGGATGTCCTTGCTGGCCTCTTGGCGCTCGATGCGGGTCCAGGCGGGGAACAGCCCAGCGCGGGCGCCGGTGCTGGTGAGCAGGGACTCCAGGATCGAGCCCAGGCTGATGGCCTCGATGGCTGCGATGTCCGGATCTTCCTCGGCGTAGATGCCGTTGACCGTCTCCACCAGCAGCTCGGGGTCTGGAATCCGCAGCAGGTCCACACGGTGCACCAGCAGGTAGCCCTCGGGGGTGGGGCCGCGGACGTTGACCACCGCCTGGAAGTCCGCCTTTCGCTTGGCCGTACTGCGCCCCAGGCTGGGGTCGAAGGCCATGGCCTTGGGCAGCTTCATCCCGGCGTAGTCGCTGCGCTTGTAGTAGTTCAGCTCTCGGAAGGGGCGGGTGGCATCCTGGGGTGGGCGGTCGTCGAGCTCGGAGCCGTAGCTGTCGTCGTTGTACTCCTGCTCGTGGTCCAGCCCTTCGTTGCTCCACTTGGACGGGTACAGCACCACACCGGTTTCGTCCCGGGCGCGAACCCGGATGCTCGTCCAGCGCTTCTTGTACTTCTCCAGCTCGGTGAACCGGCACACCACGCAGTCGCCATCGACCGGGGTGCCCACCAGGATGGCCCGGCGCTTGCGCTCGTCCAGGCCACCGATCAGCGCGCTGTTGACCTTCCTGGCGTTGGTGTTGCGCTGGCCCAGGGTGCGGGTGGTCTCTTCGCTGTCCAGGTCGTCGCCCAGGGCGAGGGTCGGGCGCCAAGGCCCGTGCTTGCCACCACGCAGGGACTCGCCCATGCCGAAGGCACGGACGCGCACCCCATTGCTCTCCCAGTCACTGTCCCTGGCTGCGCGACGGTAGCTTCTGGCCCAGTCACCGGACTTGCAGGGCGACAGGTCGCCCCAGTCGTACTTGATGAGCGGGTTGAGCTCGAGCTCGACCCGGGCTGCAGCGAGGAACTCGGTAGCGGTGGCGCCGTCCACGGCCAGCACCTGGATGTACGGGTCCCAGCAGATGGGGATGGTCCGCTCGGTGGCGATGAGCTGGTAGACCTGGGCAAGCCAGGCATCCATCTCCACCTGCACCGCGGGGTCCCAGTGGTCGGGTAGCTCGAGCGACGCACACGACAGCTCGCCCCGCTCCAGCCAGCTCTCGACCTCTTCTTCCATCGCTTCGGTGACGGCGGCGAACATCTCCGGATCGTCGCGCTCGAGGGTGCCGTCTTCCCAGGCCTTCAAAACCGGGCCGCACACGGCCTTGTAGACGATGGTGCGGAAGGTGCAGACCGTGGACTTGGCATGACCGCGAGGGGCGCGTACGGCGGCGAACTTGGAGAACAGCAGCGCCAGCTCGAGCAGCACGTGGAAGGGGCTGCCCTCGTCGCGGAAGTAGTGGCTCAGGTAGGTGCGACCGAAGCTCTCCTGGGACACCACCGCGCGAGCTCGGCGCTGTAGGCGCCGCTTGGAGGTGTCGCCCTCGAACTTGGCACTGCCGGCCTCGGCCTGGCGCTCGAGCGCCTCGATGCGGTCCCAGAACCGCTTCTTGGTCAGCCGGCCGGCGGAGCTACGCGGCATAGCGCTTCTCCAGACGGGCCGCGAAGGGGGCCAGGTGCGGGGTCAGCTTGTCCAGGGCGACGGTGTCCACCTCGCCCAGGTACGCCACCAGCTCTTCGAGCAGCTCGAGGCCGGTGCGAATGCGCAGCCTGGGGTCCTCTTCGTCCGCCTTCTTGTAGCGGTGCTCGGGGAAGACCTGTTCCACCTTCTGCCACGCGAACAGCTTCTGGGAGTCCAGGGCCGTGTCGCTCAACAGCTCGTCCAGCGCGCGGTTCTTGAGCCGCTGCACCTTGTCGGCGTAGGACAACGCAGCCTCGCGTTGGGCCTGCCAGCCTTCGGTCGCTGCCCGCTTCTGCAGCGTGCTCAACGACAGCCCGGCAGCCTCGGCCGCCTGCCCGTAGCTGGCGCCCTCCTGGACCACCAGGTGCTTGGCTTGCGCCCATCGGCTGGACTGGCTCACTACGAATCCCCGCCGATGTCCACGCCGGGATCCGTGGTGCTGCCCTCGGCGATGTCCACGCCCTGGGGGGTCAGCTCGTAGGCACGGATGCGACGCGGGCCGAGCTTTTGCTCGGTCACCGTCAGGTACCCGGAGCGCTGCAGGTACGCGATGTCGCGCACCAGGGCTTCCTGGTCGCCCCGGTAGAACACACGGACCTGATTCTGCAGGGCCTGGTCGGTGAAGAACCCAGGGAACTGCGCGTACAGCGCCAGCACCAACAGGCCTCGGAGGTCACGGGCTTCCAACATCGATCCTCCCCAGCGCGATGGCTACGGGGTGAGAAGAGAAGACACCCCTCCTGGGGGCGTGTGAGGTCGCGTTGGAGAAACGAGCGAAGGTCAGCAAGGAGACACGTTCCCAGGAGGGGTGAACGCGGCCAGCATCGCAGCGTTGCCGCAACCCCATGTTGCGAGACTGCACTGCCGAACTGCTCGGCTTCTCAGGCCCCCCGGAGACCTCAGCTCAGCGGACGATGTGGGTCCACGAACTCGAGGATCTGGCGCTGCACGTCGCCCAGGCCCTTGACCTGGTCGGAGAGATCACCCATGCGCCGGTCGAAGCGGCCCTCGAGGGCTCCCATGCCCTTGTCCAGCCGCTCCTCGATCCCCTCGACCTGCTTGCCGATGCGGGTTTCGAGCTCACCCATACGGCCCCCGAGCTCGTTGCCCAGCCGGTCCATGGCTCGCTCGTTGTGGGTCCGGTGTTCCGCCAGCTCCGCCTTGGTGGCGTAGTCCTCGCGCGTGTCCTGCAGCCGGGCCTGCAAGGTCTCTACCACCCCGGTCAGGCGCTGGCGCTCCGCCAGTTCTTCGTGGTGACGACGCCGGATCGACCAGGACACCCACAGCACGATGACCGCGACGACCAGGTCGAAGAACCCGCCGATCATCAGGGTGGTGAGGTCCACCGATCCGCCGAGGGTGGTGCCGCCGGCCGCCAGGGCGGGCGCGGAGGTGGCGAGCAAGACGAGGGTGGCGACAACAGCGAGGATCAGGACGGCGAGCAGGGGTCTGCGCATGGAGCCTCCGAGGGGAGATGGAGGGAGGCTACAGGCAGGTGGTGGTGGGGCGTGTTGCGAGAGTGCGCAGTGGGAGCCTTTCGAACTTACTGTACGCAGGATGAGCCCGAGCATCGTCGTGATCCGTATTTCCTGAACTCATCGGGCCCCGAAGCCTGCGAGCCATGTACCGACATTTGGCCGCCAGAAGTGTTTCCCCGATATCAATGCGGAAGTGGATCGATTGGGACAAGGACCTTCCCATTGCCCGCGATAATCCAATGGGCCTGGTCTCGGCCGTCGAAGGCCATCAGTCCTGCCAGGTTTTCCTCGCTGGTGGCGACGAGGATCTGATTCCTGCCTTCGCCAGCGACTTCTACCATCTCGCCGAGAAGACGTGAAAATGATCCGAGTTTCGCGCTTTGTTGCCGCGGCTCGTCCAGCACGAGCAGTCCTGGATGATTGCCTTCAAACCTGGTGGACGATGAGAGCACCGCGAGCCTGTAGGACCATGCTGCTCTTACCGCGTCGCTAGCGGACAGTTCATACTGCAGCTTGCCTGCATGTGATTCACTGAACGGGAAGAACGTGTCCTCGTTGACGGCCAGCCCGGAGGACTCCAGTTGGGCCACGCCAAACTCCGCGCAGTAGCGGGGAAACTCGACTGAGAGCATGTTCTGGATGCCACGGTCTCTTTGAGATGTGCCTTTTCCTACGGACTTGAGGAGGGCCCGGATCTCAACACCCCGCTCTGCCATCAACTCCAGCTTAGTCTGCCACTCCGCAGTTGTGTCGATGACCTCCATGGTGACTTTCACCTTTCTTTCCAGGCGCAGAAGTTCTTCAAGCAGGGCGCGGCTCGGCAGCCGGCTGTCGTCATCCAGAGTGCGACGTAGGGCTTCCGACACCTGTCGCGCTTCGGTGAGTTCGCGGTCCAGAGCGGCGACTACGCTATCAACCTGGTCTCGTCGTCGTACCAACTGATTACGGACCACACGATAGACCTGCTCCTTCTGCTTCAGGTAGTCAATACTCTCTCGTTCGTTCAGCACGGGTTCTTTTGCAGACTGCCCAACCAGGCTTCCGGTCACTCTCTGTTTGCAAGTAGGACAGGTGTCCCGGCTCATATGAAGGTCTGCGTCTGAACCAAGCTGCCTGAGCTTCTCAAGGTCTGCGTACCGCCGGAGGTCACTGGCGACACCAGCGATACGGCGATCGATGACAGTTCTTTCGCTTTCAATACTCTCCCTCTCAAGTAGCGCCCTTGACAGACGGCCCTCAAGTTCCTTCACTTGGCGGCGCACTTCCCGGAGTTGGTCCTGATGCTCTTCGCTCATGGCCTCCGCAGTAGGGATCATTTCCTGCCTTAGCTCAACGGCTCTCGCTTCTGCCGCCGACAGGAACTCAAGGACAGGTCGGTGCTCGATCTCGTCTTTACCTGAGATAGCAGCGAAAGAGAGCGTTGGAGGTGCGAGCCCTCGTTCTTGGGGTAGTTCACGAGAGATGCCTGCCAGCGTCAGCCCCCCTTCTTCAGCGATGAGGTACATCCTTCTCGCCAGACTACGCCAATCCGATTCGAGCACGGCCAGTTGACTACGAAGCCTAGCAATCTTGGCTGCATCCTCCACTCTGTCCAGTCGGAGGAGATACTCCATCACCCTCGTGTGCACCTCCCTGATGCGGAACCATGTGGGATAACGTCCCCAGATAGGACTCCACCCTTCCTTTTGCTCGACTATGACTTGGGGTAGCAGGCACTCCAGATACAGAGGCACTTCGCGGCCATCATAGGTCGGAACCTTTGGGAGGTTTGCCCCCATCAAATCGGCGAGAAAAGTATGAAATCCCTTCTCGCGGGTAGCCGAGCCTGGCTGTCTGACAAAATAGTCAGAACGGGTTCCAGCTTTCAGGCGATCCAGGCCTACTCCCGACCAAGTCCTGACCAAGTGCGGCGAGGAACCCACGATGTCTCGCCTTACCGACACCACCTCGTCCGAGTCTCCGTAAACCTCCAACCACACCCGGCTACTCAATACGGGTACACGGGCGCCCTGGTGCTCCAGCCACGAAGTGACGGCATGAGCGAATGGTGGTGTGTTCTTCGGATTCAGCGCTCCCTCAAGCCCCAGCCCGTACATCAACGCCATCACCAGAGTAGACTTTCCGGCGCTATTGTCAGCACGGAACACGTTGAGTCCCTGCTGAAGATTCAGATCGACACCGAACAGACCCTTGTCGGTGTCGATCTCCAGGCGCAGCCTTTGAATACGAAGACGCATTATGCCCTCCCCCCCATCTTTTTCACCACCGTTTCCGTCAGCTTCTTCTTCAGAATCGCAGCCGCCTCCTTCTGCTCATCCAGCACTGTGGCGGCGGCGACTCTCTCCCAGACATTCTGACCAACCGCAGTGAGTCGAACTCTTCGGCCATCCGTTGTGATGCAGCCCTCGGCCCGAAGGTACTCCAGCGCACTGTCCACCACAGGATGGTGCGGAGCATGGAATGCCATTGGGTTTTCAGACTCAATAGCTTGACGCAACTTCTTCGCACGAGCAACGCTGGACAGGCCCCAGAACAGAATGTGTGTCCGCGCCACGCTTGACTTCCTTCCGATTGAGCAGTATCCGAGCCCAATCACGAGAACCATTCCGGTCCATAGAAAATGAAACTCAGGCGGAATGGGACTCGGTCGACGTACTACCCGGACACAGGGGTTCAACCTCTCCAGTTCCATCATGGGAACTCCAGCGGACACCGCATCAACCAGTCAGCTATTGACTCCCGAGCCAGATTTCTGGCGACATCTTCGTCGATACCGATGATCTTTGCATAGTCGGCTGTCAGCGATCGTTGAAGATCAAGCCACCGTTGAAGCCCCGCATTAGGGCCGGCCAGTAGTCTGTCCAGTTCAAGCGTAGATTGGCGATCGTCCTTTAGCCGTAGGAAGTCCTCATAGTCGCGAGGCCAGCGGACTCGTAGGCCCTCAAGGATGTTCTGCCCCTGCATCCACTTCTCCCGAAGCTCGTTCACTACACGGGCACATCGTTCGGCATCAGGAACCAGCTCCGCAATCTTCCCGGCCATCGTGTCGACTAAATCAGCAGCTGGGATGACCTGACCATCTGCGTCGCTGGACCTCCGAAGATGTGAGGACTTGTCGAAAGGCTCCGACAACTGTTCTCTTTCTGCGGTGAAGGCCTGTTGATCCAACACCCTGATGGCGAAGTCGGAGTCTATACAGGAAAGCCCCCAGCCTCTCACCGTTTTGGTCCGCTTGGCCGCGTACACAACAGTTTCTTTCGAGTCGATGTAAGGCACAACCAACAGCCAATACGAGACCTTTTTGCCGCAAAGAAGGCGACTGATGTCGTCGTTGTACTTCTTGAGCTTCAAGGTGTCACGGTAGATCTTTCCATTGTGCTTCTCATATCGGTCAGTTGTGCTGGCACAGGGCTCGTTCGGCGCATAGCACTGGAACAAACATCCGCAATCGGTGTAGCCCTCGATTCCGAAGTCGCCTCGATCGTTGGCGGACACCCTCTGATATTTGTGCCCATACCGAGCGGTGACCAGCAAGTTCGCCCATCGCTCCCACTCAGTCGGATCCCAAGCAATATGAATCGTCACTCGCTATTCCTCCGTATACATCTGCATAAGAGCATTTCGCCCTGGAAACCGAAGGCGGTCGCCCCTCCGGACTCCGATGTCCATTTCGCCGTCTGAAACGGATCCAGGATCCATTTTGACCGGCACACGCCACCCCGCACTACCGGCCACGCCCTGGGCGAGCCCCTGAAGATGAGCCCTTCCACGCAGCGTCCCAGACCAGCTCGAGCTGTGGCTCATCCCTTCCCCCCTCATGCGGTTCGACGGTCAGCGGTATCCTCTGCCTGCTCCAGTAGGGCCTCGAGGTAGCCCTGTACACGGCGTCGCCCGGCTTCACCTAGCTCTGCAGCGACCTGAACCAGCAGCCTATCGAGGTCATCTTCAGAGCCTCGACCCTCTAAAAGGCACGGCCCATCTGCGGCAAGGAGCCAGGATAGCGAAACGCCGAAGTCCGACGAAAGCGCCAAGAGCATGCTGGGCGTCGGCCACTGCTCACCCCTCGCCACCTTGCTGACAGCACTCCTGCCGCACCTCGCAGCTTTAGCGAGTTCGGCTTGCGAAACCCCCGTAATCGCCAGCGCATGGCGAAGACGACTCGCTACTGCATCATGTCCCACGCCGCCCTCCCTTGACGGGAGTGTCTAAATCAGACACATTGCGTCTGTAACAGACTTTCCGCGGCGAGCTATTGACCCCCACCGACCTCAAGATCCTGATGCTCCGCGCTGGCGTGACCGGCAGCGCCATTGCTAGGCGTATCGATGTGCACCCCCAGGCGGTATCCCAGGTCGTGTGGGGCCATCGCCGCACACCGTTCATCCGCAGAGCCATCGCCGAGGCGCTCGCCATCTCCTATCGCTCCGTGTGGGGAGAGGATGACCCGGGCGTCGACCGCCTTCGAGACCAGGGTCCTATTGCTTCAACTGTAACGCAAGCTCACACCGCTCAGGGGGAGTAGCCATGGCTGGAACCCACCAGGCGACCCAGAACGTCGTGGCCATCGTTGACCTGCTTTTCGATGCCGACCGCTGGATGAACACCAGCGAAGTCGGCTCGAACGCTGGAATCTCGAGGGATACCGCCAAGCGGGTGCTTGCCGAACTGCGCACTCAGGGATGGGTGAAGCACGCCGATCGTGATGGCCAGAGCGCATGGCAGCTCGCCCTGCGACTCTCCCAGCTCGGGTTGGCGCACCAGGCACGGCTCGTGGCGCGGATGCGCGAGTTGCGCCGTGAGCACGACGAACTGATCGGCCCGGCCGAGGCACTGCTCGAGGGGAAGAGCGGATGCTGATCGCCAAGCTCCGCGAGGGTCGGCTGCTGCGCGTGGGCACTACGGTGCTGCAGGTGCTGCAGGCGAGGGAAGGGGCGGCCCTGCTCGACCTGGTGCCCCTGTGTGGCCAGGCCCGTCAGGAGCGCGTGCGCTCCGGAGGCAGCCTGCAGTTGGGCGAAGCGACCGTCAACGTCTCCTGGGCTCGGCGGGGCGAAGCCCGCCTAGCCATCGACGCCCCAATGTCCGTGTTCATCGAAGTCCGACCCACAATCCCTACGAGGCCAGCATGACCGCCACCGACATTCACGGCGAAACCACCCTTGGCGACGTCCTTTCCGCCGATGACGCAGCAGTCGAACAAGCTCTGGCCGACGATGGCAAGCTGGCGTCCTACGACGACGGCAAACCCTGGCACCCTCGCGTCGCCGCCGAAGAGATCCACGGTCTGCTGGGCATCGCCGAGGAGTGCTACTACGAGATCGGCCGGCGCCTGCTCAAGGCTAAGGTGCGCCTTCCCCACGGCCAGTTCACGCCCTGGATCGAGGATAACTTCCAGTTCACCGCGCGCACTGCCAGGCGCTGGATGTACGTCACCACGGCACGCCTGGCCCACCCCAAGCTGAATGCCTCAGCCGCTGCTCTAGGAATGAAGCAGATCGAGGCCATCGCCAAGCTGCCCCCCGAGTTGGTGGACGAGTTCGACGAGACCGGCGAGGTGGGCGGGCTGACCGTCGAGCAGATGGCTTCACTGCCCTACGCCAAGCTCATCAAGGCGCTGCGCCGCGACCAGCGCGCCAAGACCAAGGCCGAAATCAAGGCCGAGGAGTTCGAGGCAGAGCTCGAGACCCGCAAGCAGGAGCTGAAGGATCTGCGAGCCCAGGTGGGCCTCAACGCCACCGCCTTCGGTGAACAAGCGCGGAAGCAGATCGAGAAGGTCAAAGGCCTGTTCGACGAGGCCATGGGCGTGTCGGGGATGACCATGTCGGCCCTGGCCGAACGCATGGACGAACTGGACCCGCGAACCCGCAGCGAGGTTCGCGCCTTCGCCCACTACATCGAGAACTACGCCCAGCTCGAGGCCTGCAACCTGCGCAACGCCATGGGCGAACACGTCTTGGGCGACGAGTGGCCCATGGAGCACCACCGCGACGTCGGCGCCCAGGCCGTCTACCCCTTGCCCGAAGGTCGCATCCCCACCGAACACCCCGCCGCCGTGGCGGTGGAGCCAGCCGATGGGGAGTCCGATCCCGAGCCTCAGGATCCAACCACCCATCGAATCCGCAAGGTCATCGAGCTGGAACCCGGAGCCGCTGGTGGTGGCGTGAGCTCCGCCGACGCCGAGCGTATCGAGCCCTACACCGACCTTGTGGGCAAGGTGTCCGACGAAGAGATCGCCCAGGTGGCCGAGGTGTCCCCGGCGGCCGTCGCGGCCTGGCGGGCAGAGAAGGGGATCCCTTCGGTCACCCTGCAGACCAAGCGGGACCGTGAAGCCCTGGAGCTGCAGCGGGACCTCGAGCGCATCCCTGGCCTGGACCTCGAGCACGCCAAGGCATGGCTGGAGATGGAGGCGGAGCACGACGAGCCCAGGATGCCCGTGGTCAACGCCCTGCACGACCACATCACGAAGCTCGAAGCCGGCGAGTAGCCAGGGGCCAACGTGAACGACCTGACGCTCATCGCCTACCGCAACGCCATCGAGGACCTGGCCCGTGCCAGCTCTGGTGCGGAACGCAGCGCCATCGTGGGCGCGCTGGCCTCGAAGGTCAGCCGGAGCCGCAACACGGTCTACACCACGCTGCGCAAGCTGGGCTGGAGCTCTGGTCGGACCGTCCGCAGTGACAAGGGGCGGAGTGCCGTGAGCGAGGCGGGCCTACGCCAGGTCAGCCAGATGGTGGCCCAGGCCCGCAACAAGCGCGGCGAGCCCAACCTGCCGGTCACCGAGGCCCACCGCATCGCCCAGGACCTCGACCACGAAGCCGCCCAGCTCTCCTACCGGCAGCTGCAGCGGCGGCTGGCCCAGACCGGCCTGAGCCTGCGCCACATGCGCGCCCCCGAGGCGTCCATCCACCGGGTCAGCACCCACCCCAACCACGTCTGGTTCTTCGACATCTCCCAGGCGGTGCAGTGGTACTTCCGGGATCCGGAGTCGGGCCGCAAGCTCGACCTGTACCCCGACGCCGGCGCCCGCTTCTACAAGCTCGAGCAGGTCAAGCGGGTGCGCAAGACCATCCACCGCTTCCTGGCCGTGGACCACACCACTGGCGCCTACTTCGTGCAGTACTACTACGTGGGCGGCGAGCGGGCCGAAGACGTGGTGGACTTCCTGTACCAGGCCATGGCGCCCAAGGGACTCAACGGCGCCTACCCGTTCCGGGGTGTGCCCCGCCGCATGGTGATGGACCTGGGCTCTGCCAACAGAAGCGCCCTGGTGGTCAACCTGATGCAGGAGCTCGACGTCGAGCATGAGTTCCACGTCGCGGGCAACGCCAAGGCCAGCGGTGCCGTGGAGACCCGCCACAACCACTGGCAGCGCAGCTTCGAAGGTCGGCTGGCCCAGAAGTTCGCCGGTGACCTGGAAGAGCTCAACCGCCTGGCCACCCTGCACTGCGCTCTGTTCCAGCGAGACAGCCGGCGGCTGCACTCCAGGCACAACCAGCCCACGATGGACGCCTGGTGCCGCATCACGCCCGAGCAGCTGGTGGAGTGCCCGTCGCGTGAGCTGTTCTTCCAGCTGGCCAGCAAGTCCCCCCGCACCGGCACGCTCAACGCCCAGCACGTGCTGCGGGCCGACAGCCGCAAGTGGGAGATTCGCGGGGAGCATGTACACGGCCGCCAGAAGGTCACCTACCGGCTGGCCCCCTTCACCGAGGTGGGCATCCGCGTATGGGACGCCCACGGCCGGGAGCTGGCCGCCACCGAACTGGGCGCCGATGCCTGGGGCTTCGCCACCGGTGGCCGCCGCCACGTGTGGGACGACGAGGACCAGGCCGGCTCCACCGCACCGCCCACCCCTGCCCAGCACATCGCCAACGCTGTGGCCGACAAGAGCAAGCGGGTGGAGGTCTCCGGGCTGTTCGACGACCTCGAGGACCGCCTGGCCCGTCAGGCCTACCTCACCACCCGCGGCCGAGAGTGGGTGCCCAAGGCCGAGTCCCCCGTGGCGGCCGAGCCCGTGACCGGCGAGCTGGACTGCAGGGAAGAGGTGCGCGAGCGCCTGGGTGGCCTGGACCGACAGGGCTGGCAGTGGTGGGCCGATCGCATCGGCGACGGCCTGACCCGCAGCGAGCTCGACGCGGCCTTCGAGGCCTGGGCCCAGCAGGGCCAGAACGAACGCACGACCACCGCCCGGTCGGGCTGAACGGCACCAGGAGGGAGCCATGGAACCAGCACGCAAACTCGACACCCACCCAGGCAATGGGGGCTTGCCGTCTCTGGCCCAGTCCGACCTGGCGGTCGCGCTCGCCCGCCACGGCCTGAGCGTCACCGTCTTCGCCCGCCTGGTGGGGGTGCACCGAAGCAGCCTCCACAACTGGTGGACCGGCACCACGCGCCCCAGGGTCCTGCTGCGTCGGCGAGTGGTTGCCGGCCTCGAAGAACTCAGCATCAGCCCCACGCTTCTCTTCCCCCAACCCGACGGGACCGATCCCATGACCGTCACCGATCTGGCGGCCGAGCGAAAAGCGCGCGGCCTCTCCACCCCCACTCCCACCCCGCCCCCCACCGATCCCCAGGAGGAACAAGTGCAGGTCACCTCACGCGAGTACCTCGAGGCCAGGGACCTCGAGCACTTCCAGCTCGGACAAGATCCCTTCGACGACCCGACCGACCCCGAAGACGTCTGGCTCCCCAACGCCCTGCAGCACATCGAAGTAGCGCTGTTCGGCGCCGCGAACCGCCGCCAGATGGTGGCCCTGACCGGCGAGCCCGGCAGCGGCAAGAGCACCCTGCTGCGCCGGTTCCACGGCCGCTTCGGCAACCAGAAGCGCATCAAGCTGGTCAGCGTGGCCAGCCTGGACCGCAAGCGCATCGACTCGGGCGCCCTGGCCACGGCCATCCTGCGTGACCTCATCGGCCGCGACTGCGCCACCATGGCCATGGAGAAACGCTCGGAGCTGCTCCGCACGACCCTCGAAGATCAGGACCGCTCTGGCAACCGGCCCGTGCTGTACATCGACGAAGCCCACCTGCTGCCGCCCAAGGCGCTGGTAGCCATCAAGCAGATCTGGGACTCCCACACCCTGTTCCGTCAGCTCGCTGTGTTCCTGGTGGGCCAGCAGGGCCTCGAGCGCAGGCTGCGCAACGACCCCGCCGTGCGCGAGGTCACCGGCCGCACCCGCATCCTCACCATCCCGCCAGTGAAGGATGCCGGCGAGTACCTGCGCTGGCGGTTCGCACGGGTCGGTGGCGACGCCGACGCCGTCTTCGCGCCCGACGCCTACAAAGCCCTGGCCGTAGCTGGCAAATACCCGTTGTGGATCAACAACCTGGCCAGCCACTCCATGCGTCTGGCTGTAGAGTTGGGCTACGAAAAGGTCGACCAGGGCCTGGTGGGGAGGGTGGGATGACCAAGGCTACCGTCGACGTCATCGTCAAGGGCCGGGGGAACAGCCGGTACGTCTTCGTCAACGGCCACCAGGTGGGCCGCCTCGAGCGCAGAGTGGGCACCCAGACCACCCGCGGCACCGAGGACGGCAAGGCGTACACCGGGCGCAAGTCGGTGACCTCCTGGCGCGCCTACAACATGGCCGGCCGGTACGTCGGCGAGCTGGCGAGCATGGCCGCCTGGAAGCGCTGGTGGGCAGACCGCACCGCGCAAAGCGAGCGTGGCTGATGGACCGCACCGCCCTGCGAGACATGCTGCTCGAGGCCTCCCGCGAGTGGGGCCTGGGCAACACTGCCCCCATCGAGCTGATCGTCTCCGTGCTCGAAGAGTCGATCGAGATGTCCAAGCGCAACGCCAACATCCCAGCCGCGCTGAACATGGCGGGTCGCTGGGTTCTTCGGCTGCAGACCGAGCGCGATCCGGACGCCGATCGCGAAGCCGACCTCCCTCTCCCCACAGTCCCCGGCAGCGCCGAACCTGGCGAAGCCCAACCCCGAAGCGCCTAGGCGCAGAGAGATCCCATGACCACGAACGAACAGAAACCCGAGGTTCACGTCACCACCGAGACACGCCGCGAGCTGCGCGTGCTGCACGAGTGGCCCGACGTGGACCACCTGCTGCTGGCGCTGCGCATGGCCGACACGGAGATCGCCGGCATCGAGGTCACCTTCGACGCCCAGCTGCAGATCATCCAGGAAGGCAAGCAGGCTGCGCTCGAGGCGGTACAGGCCCGCAAGGCCCGCATGGAAGAGCTGCTCGAGACCTGGGTCGAGGACCACCGCTCCGACTACAAGGGCAAGAGCAAGCAGCTGGTGCACGGCCGGGTGGGCCACCGCTCTGGCGCCCCCAAGGTGGACATGCCCAAGGGCGAAGCCTTCACCCTGGCCCGGGTCCAGACCCGCGGCCACGGCGAGTGCTTCGTGACCACGCCCAAGCTGGACAAGAAGGGGCTCAAGAAGCTCACCCCCGCCGAGCAGGCCCTGTGCGGCGTGGTGGTCTCCCGGAGTGAGGCCTTCTTCTACAAGCTCTCCAAGAGCCCCGGCATCGTCTACCCCGAGATCAGCGACCAGCAGGCCAAGGCCAGCGAAGCGTAGACCCAGCCAGGAGGCTGAACCACAACATCGACCGAGGGCGCCAGGACGGCGCCGCCACCTCCGGGTGGAAGGGGTCGTGCCCTGACCATGAGGAGAACCATGGGCACCCCCAGATCAACCAGGACAGCCGGCCAAAACCGGCGCATGCACGGACTCGTGGGCCAGCTGGCCAAGGCCACCGGCAGCACGAGGGACGAAGCCAAGGAGTCCCTACGGCGCCACTGCCGCGAGGTCTCCGGGCAGGAGCACAGCTCGAGGCTGTCCCGCTACCAGGCCAACCAGGTCATCCAGCGGCTCGAGGTCGAGCTCGCCGGCCAGCGAACCGAGCAGCAGCCTGACCGGGAGCCCTGGGGGCAGCGCGGACCTGGACCCCGAGCCGGCCAGAACATCACCTCACGCCAGACCGAGGTGCTGCAGGCCTTGTTCCAGCAGGCGGGGATGGGTGATCGCAAGCGCCAGATGGTCTTCGCCAAGCGCCAGTGCAAGGCACCTTGGCCCCAGACTCAGCACCACTACGACCAGATCTGCGAGGCGCTCAAGGCCATCATCTTGCGCACTACCGCCGCCAGCGACGCCTGGCGCCGAGCCAAGGCCCTGCGGGGCCGCGCCGAGCTGGACGACTGGAAGCGGCACTTCATCGCCGACCTGTGCCGCCAGTTCGAGCACGCCGCAGACGATGACGCCATCGACACCGTGCTGACCCCACACAAGCTGGCCAAGCTGGTCGAGGCCGAGGCCTGGTGCCTGAAGAGGGCCGGATGATGCCGGGCCTGCTCCTCGTGCCCCACGTTGCCGAGCATTTCGGCGTGTCCTCCCAGACCGTCAGGCGCTGGCTCGACGAAGGCCGGCTCCCGGGCGTCCGCATCAGTCGGCGCCTGGTGCGCATCGACGCCAGCTCCGTCCACGACGATGAGCGCCCCGCCGTGCCGCCCGGCCCATCCCATGTCGATGCGACGTGGGTGGCCGAGGCCTGGTCCATGCACCGCCGCACCGTGTTGGGCCTCGCCGACGCTGGCGTGCTCCACGGTTCATTCGTCGGGCGGCGCTGGTCGTTCCGGCGGGCGGACCTGTCCCGCTTCCTCGACGAGCACCGCGTGGAGAGAGCAGCATGATCGGCCCCACCCGCTACATCCCAACGCCGGGCCGCGTGGTCCAGGCACCCAGGCTGCAGAGCTGCGGCCGCTACTCCAAGTGCCTCCTGAAGGCAGCCTCGCAGAACTGGCCCAGCTTCACCTGCCGGGGCTGCAAGCTGGCCACCCGCGGCAAGCTGGCGGCTCCACAGGACCTCGGCCGGGCGCCGGCCCTCGAGGACACCACCCCCGTCAACGACTGGGCTCCAGCCAGGCCCGAATGGAAGTACCCCACGCCAGCCCGGAACCTCGAGTGCTCGCGCTGCGGGCGTGAGGGGACCGCGCGGCTGGTCCACCAGGTCGAAGGCGAGCCCGCCTGCATCCTGTGCCGGCCCGACCTGGGCGCCCCCGTGCACCCCGAGTGGGCCTGGCGACTGGAACACCGCGGCCACCTGGCCAGCAACGCTCCGCTGCTGCCCTTGCGGCAGCTCGCCGGCATGACGGGGTTCACCGTCGGCGGTGTCTGGGAGCGCATTCGCAAGGGGCGCCTGGTTCACTACCACGCCGACCGCGGCCTGATGCTGGTCCCCGCCGCCCAGCTCGGCGTGGCCACGCCGCCGGGTCCCGACGACGAGCAGCTCGAGCCCGGCCTGGTTCGCGAGTTGCTGCACGCCAAGCCCAGCCACCGCCGTGTCGAGCAGCTCGTCGCAGGCCACCAGGCCGTGCCCTGGCTCGAGCTCGCCCACCACCTGGCCTCCACCTGCTCCGTCAACCTGGGAGGGAACCATGCTCACTGAACTCGTGCAGCTGCTGCCGCAGCCTCACCCTCACTTCATCTCCCTATTGCAGGCCGGGGTCATCGTCGGGGCTGGGGTGTACCTCTACCTCTGGGCGTGTCGCCAGGACCGGGCCGAGGCCGCAGGGCGGGATCAGGCACAGCCATGATGGCGCTGACCCTGTGGCCCGAGTGGGCCTGGGCAGTCTGCCAGCTCGGCAAGGATGTCGAGAACCGTGGCTGGCGCCCGTGGGGACGCCTGGGCAAGAAGAGCTGGCTGGCCATCCATGCCGGCGCCTTCATTGGCGGCCGGCCGGGGAAACAGGTGAAGCGCGAGGGCGTCTGCTCCGTGCTGGACATGGCACAGCGCGGTGGCTGGAGCCAGCATCTCACCGGCCAGTTCGGGCGCTTCGGGAGCGAGCTCCGCCACCCCGAGCTCGGCCAGGTCGAGCTCGACTGGGACACCTTGGCCGCCAGCGCGATCATTGCTGTCGTAAAGGTGCCTCGTGCGAGCAGGGCCAGCGCGTCACCCTGGGCAGTCCCGGGCGAGTGGCACTGGGAGCTCGAGGATCTCCACGTCCTCGCGGAGCCCGTGGACTGTCCCGGGCGGCTGGGACTGTGGGCGCCTGGGGACGCCATCAGCGAGGCTGTGCTCGCCCAGCTCGAGCAGGGGCAGCGATGAGCAAGAGGCCCAAGGTCAACGACCACTCGCCGTCCTGCTCGACGAGGTGCGCACCAGGACAGCGAATCAGACCCAAGAGACTGACACCCCTTGCCGCTGGTTGAAATCATGATACCCGATTTTATCGGAATCAACGGAGGGTACCCATGACACCAAAAGGACAAGACGCCTGGCTGGATGGAAGAATCCATCAATTGGAGGGCTTCTTCAAAGACCAGGACTACAAGCTACTTACTGGTATGAGGAAGAAGCGTGCCAAGGCCCTTTCGGAGAAGGTGAAGATAGGTGGAGAGACAATATCTTCTCGGGCCGCTTTGGTTGTCCCTCTATATCAAGTCGCCTGGGCCGACGGATTGTTGCACGAGACTGACAAGGCTTATCTCGACGGATTTGTCAACGAGATTGGTGCAACAAGGAAGGAGAAGTCCCTTCTCCAGGCGCTTCTTGCCAACAGTCTGTCGCCAGAAGAGTATTCACGGGTGCTCTACAAGATCCGTGAGACTATCAACCACTTGGACATCCTTTGGGCTGCGCGGGTACGTGAAAGAATTTCACAGTGTGGCGCGCGGATCTGTGGTAGCAGCCAAAGTGGAGAAGTGGACGTATTCACTAGGAAGCGGGGGGTATTAAACTCCCTTGATAGAGAGTTGAATACCAACGCACTTGAGATGTTCTTCTTCCAGCGGTTCTTGCAGGCGATCCCTGCGGCTAGTCGCTCGTTTGAACTCATTGGCTCATGCATTCGCTTGTTGGGTGGGCTGGACACGGTCGGTTCGCCGGCGAGCATGGAAGTGCCCAAGGGGAGCATTCTAAGAGTAGTAGGAGTGCGTCCGGCAACGGACTATCTCTCAACAGGTAAATTCCTGTGGCTGCTTGTCGAGGGGGATTGCGTGGATGGCCATGTCATGATTCCTTTCCCCGGCAGAAACTACGTGCTGGTGTCATAG